GTAATTTCAATTAGGGGGCTGCTATGGCTTTAGTATTTGCGGATCGCGTCAAGGAAACCACAACCACAACCAGCACAAGTGATTATGCGCTTGCGGGTGCGGTCAATGGTTTTCAAACCTTTGCGGCAATAGGAAATGGAAACACAACCTATTACGTTTGCACGGATGATAGCGATTTTGAAATTGGGATCGGAACCTTCTCAACAACGGGGCCGACACTAGCGCGAACAACTATCATAGCATCAACCAATTCTGGAAATGCTGTAAATTGGGGGGCGGGATCAAAGAATATCTTTGTTTCAGAACCCGCCTCTAAAGCCTTTATCGCGGATGCGAACGGTGATTTCATCCTTGCCGACAATGTTAAGCTTCATTTTGGAACCGATAAAGACGTTAATATTGAATATGATCCCAATACATTTAGAATAAGCGCAAATTCTAATATTCAATATCAAGGCGACAATCATTATTTTAGAAATAGAAGTGGTAGCGTCAATGCGGTAATTATTGACCCTATTGGTGCTGTTACTTTAAAGCATAATAATAGCACCAAGCTAGTTACATCATCGTCAGGTATTGACGTAACAGGTAATATCGCAGCAAGCGGAACTATTGATGGTCGTGACGTTGCAACGGATGGCACGAAGCTAGACACAGTAGAAACAAATGCGGATGTAACGGATCAAACAAATGTAGGAGCCGCACTCACGGCTTTCTCTACGGCTACAGACGCAGCCTCTGATGATCTTATACCAATCTATGATGTAAGCGCGAGCGCATGGGAAAAGCAAACCGTTGCGAATGTTGCGCTTCAAGGGCCGACAGGCTCAACGGGGCCGACTGGGCCAACAGGTTCCAAAGGACAAAAAGGCGAGGTCGGGGCTGCGGGTTCCAACGGAGCCAAGGGCCAAAAGGGTGAGATTGGCGCGACAGGAAGCACAGGGCCGACAGGCCCGACTGGCGCGAAAGGACAGAAGGGCGAAGTTGGAAATACTGGCCCCACAGGCGGCACTGGTCCTACTGGATTGACAGGAGCCAAGGGCCAAAAGGGAGAGGTTGGGAACACAGGCCCATCAGGTTCAAATGGCTCTAATGGCGCTAAAGGTCAGAAGGGTGAGGTAGGAAACACAGGACCAACGGGTGGCACAGGACCGACAGGATCGACAGGCCAGAAGGGGCAGAAGGGGCAGACTGGAGCCACAGGACCAACGGGGCCGACAGGATCGACTGGAAGCACTGGAAGCACAGGGGCTAAGGGTCAAAAAGGCGAAGTCGGAAACACAGGTTCTACTGGTCAGAAAGGCCAGAAAGGGCAAACAGGAAGCACGGGTTCTACGGGTGGAACTGGCCCGACAGGCCCACAGGGACAGAAGGGACAGAAGGGCCAGACGGGGAACACAGGGTCGACAGGTGGCACTGGTCCTACTGGGCCTACGGGAAACACAGGCGGCACTGGACCGACAGGGCAAAAAGGACAGAAAGGTCAAACTGGGAACACAGGTTCTACTGGCGGCACAGGACCTACGGGGCAAAAAGGGCAAAAAGGGCAGACGGGGGCCACAGGCGGCACAGGTGGAACTGGACCCACTGGCCCAACTGGTCCGACAGGATCAACAGGTAGCACGGGGGCGAAAGGACAGAAGGGACAAAAAGGCCAGACTGGATCAGGCGGCAGCACAGGACCAACAGGTCCGACAGGAAGCACAGGCCCGACTGGTCCGACTGGTCCTACTGGACCCATTAGCGGAGTCTTTAGTGGGGTGTTTAGGAACACATCGGGGTATCCATTCTGGGAAAATGCTCTTAATGTTACATCGAATTATACTATTACTAATGGGTATAACGCTATGAGCGCGGGGCCAATTACAGTTAATAGCGGAGTTACTGTAACGGTAGGTTCTGGCGAAACATGGACGGTGGTATAAATGAGTACGCTTAAAGTAAATGATATTGAAGAAGCAACCTCTGGTGGTGGTAAAATATTTCCAGCACGGGCAGTTGGAACTTTAAACGGAACTGGCACAATCTCTTTAGAAACCTCTCTAAACATAAGTTCAGCTACAGACGTAAACACGGGTCGTTACGACTTTAATTTTTCAAATAATTTTAGCGGGTCAAGATATTTCTCATGTGGAACTTGTTGTTATGATGGAGGGGCAACGTATCATCGTTCTCTTTCAAATAATTTTTCCGCAGGAAACATGGATCACGAAAGAACCACAGGAACGGCTAGAGCAGGGTCATATCGCTCGACATGGGCTGATGCACCTAGCATTGGAATGCTGGCACATGGAGACCCAAGCTAATGACAAAATATACAAAATATAGAGTAGTATTTGATGACCCTGACAACCTTGACGAAGCAACTAAAGTTTTGGTTCCAGCGCAGCAATGGCTTGATGAAGCTATGGCTGGCAACTTGCCGCCCATCTGGGTTTATTGGCAGCTTCAAGATGACGAAGCAAAAGCAAAAGCAGAAGGTCGCCATAGTGAATTTAAGCATGATCCTGAGAAACACGCTTTGCAATGGACTGCGCCTCGCATTGGGCCTCTTACGGAAGAAGAAGCTATGGAATATTTGTGCATGAAGGATTTGCCAAGGCGTTGTTGGGCAGAGGAACACAACCGCGCAATGTTTAAGATTGTTCGTACAGAGGAAGTTCCAAGCGATAGACAGTTTCGTAATGCTTGGGAGATGGCAGTATGAGTACGATAAAGGTTAATACAATTCAAAACACTTCTGGTGTAGAAGGGTTTTTGTGTAGAACTTGGGTAGACTATGCTCCCCAATCAAACAGCATAAACGGTAGTGGTGGGTTATCAAGTATAGCAGATAATGCTACGGGTGATCAGACTTTTACTTTTTCTAACTCCAAGCCAAGTGCATTTTATTCTTATGGTGGTTGCGGTTACGATGATAGCCTTGGCAATGCAGATGATGGGATAACCACCGCTGGTTATGCAACTAAAACATCATTATCTATTAGAATGATTAGTGGATATAGAAACACTGAATACGACTATGATGGCTTTAGCTACTTTTTTGGTATAACTTAGGGGGAGTGGAAATGACACAAACATTCATTAAAATCGGCGCTACACAATATAATGCTGCCGATTATACAACCCCAGCGGAGCGAACATTTCGTGAAGGTTGGGAAGCCAATGCTGACACGGGCATAATCTCTGTCAACATGCAAAAGGCTAAGGATCTTTGGAGAAAAAAGATCCGTATAGCTAGGACTAAACCTTTAGCCGCCCTTGATGCAGATTACATGAAAGCCCTAGAAACGGGTGCGGATACCTCAAGCATTATCGCACAGAAACAGGCTTTGCGTGATGCCCCTGCATTATCAAGCATTGATGCAGCGACAACGACTGATGAACTAAAGGCTATTCAACCAATCCCTAATGTAATTATAGAGTAATTTTTTTCGCAAAGGTGGATCATGCGACAAAATTGGCAAATGTGGTCTGGCGGTTTGTCAGATGCAGACTTATCAACAATATTTATAGAAGCCTCTAAGCTCAACACACAGGCGGCCACAACTTTCAACAATGCGGATACGAGAGTAAGGTCAAGTGATGTTGCTTGGTTGAGCGGCAATGAGGCTGTTCAAGATATTCTTTGGAAATATGTTAAAGCAGCGAATGAAAACGCCTTTCGTTGCCAAGTAGAAAATATATGCGACATCCAATATACAGAATACCATTCTAGCAAGGGCGGTCATTACGACTGGCATATTGACGTAAACTGGGATGGTGATGATTTTAGGGATAGGAAGCTTAGTGTCACGGTGCAGCTTTCAGACCCTAGTGAATATGTGGGCGGGGGCTTTGAGTTTGCGGAATGCCAAACGCCAGACGCCTCATCCCGTCTCAAGGGAACTGTTTTAATTTTCCCTAGTTATTTGCAGCATAGGGTTTTGCCAATTACAAGCGGCACAAGGAAAAGCCTTGTCGCATGGTTTGAAGGCCCAAGGTGGCAATAGTCTACCAAATTTCCCTGCACGGCGATGCTTTTGACGCGAGGGGGAAAGATTGGGCGCAAATAATAGCAGAGAGCGATTGTAAGCCCGATAGAGCGTGGGTTGACCCCCTTCTAGGGCGAGGGTTGCTTAAAACGGAGTTTGGTTGCTCAGTGAGCCATTTTCGCGTGTGGCAAAAGATTGCCGCTTCTGGCGTTGCGGGGATCGTGCTTGAGGAAGATGCGGTTTTTTCTTCTTTCGACGTTGCGGAGATTGACGGACTTTTAAAATCTCATAGCAGCGTTTGGTTAGGCCATAGAGAGAACAGCCTTGGCTATTGGTATAACGCTCACGCTTACGCCATAACGCCAAAGACCGCCGATATGTTGTGCGAGGGGTTCGCGGAAAACATTATCCCCGCCGATGAGTGGTTGCCCTTAAAGCTAAAAAATTCTTTTAACTATTTTTACAAGCCAGAACTTGTTAAACAAATACCACGGTCAATAAGGCCAAGTGAAATTGAAGGTGGATCAATGCAAACTCATATTATTACTGTTGGAACGGATGAAAATAAAATGTGGGGTCTTGAGCAGTCAGCCAAGCGCCACGGCATAACGTATTTAAATTTAGGACGGGGCGTCGAGTGGGGCGGCGGCACGATGGAAGGACAGGGCGGGGGTCACAAGATCAACCTTGTTCGCAGTCATATTCAAACCTTACCTGATGAGGATACGGTTCTTTTCGTTGATGGGTATGATGTTTTATTTACAGATAACATTCATTCGATCAAAGAGCGTTTTGATGGGTTTGATTGCGATATTTTATTTGCAGCGGAGAAATCTTGCTGGCCCGAGCCGACAATAGCGCCGCAGTTCCCCATGACGCCAACGCCATACAAATATCTCAACAGCGGTGTTTATATGGGGAAGGTAGCGCGGCTCAATCACTTCTTTAGCGAGATCGTAGCGAATGACCAAGACGATCAACTATGGATACAGAAACGGTTTCTTGGGGCTAATGGTCTAAACGTAAAGCTTGACCATGAGGGCTATATTTTCCAGTGCGATGATGAGGTAAGCTATGACGGTCAGCAAATATCTAACGGGATGTGTTGCCCCTGCATATATCATGGAAATGGCGGCGATGATGCAAAGGCTAGGTTCAATTCGTTAGCTGATAAATTTGGATATATTGAAAACGCCATTGAAAGCCCGCCAGTAAATTCTTTGAATTATGACGAGGTTGCAAAAGATATTCTTGTCGTTCCTTTTCTGTCAGAGGCGCAATGCAAAGATATAATTGCTAAATCTGAGGCAGTAGGTGGATGGGGCCAAATGGCGGGCGATAAGTTCCCCGCCCAAGAGATTAGGGCCGATAAGCTTGGGTTATGGGCAGAGCTTGAGGCGGCATGGAAAGATCATCTAGGAAAGATTGCAGAAAGCAAATGGACGCCAATGGAACATATTGGCTTACGCGATGCTTTCGCTATGCGCTATGCGATGGATACACAGACTAGCCTTGGTTTTCATACCGATGCATCTTTGGTAACTGGAAGCGTAAAGCTTAACGAAAATTATGAGGGCGCGGAATTAATTTTCCCGCATCAAAACTTTTCAAATATCAATGTTCCCTTGGGTCATTGCATCCTATTTCCAAGCGCAGTTACGCACGGGCATAAGGTTAATCCTTTAAAATCTGGTGTGAAGTATTCTTTGACCATGTGGACAAGTCGCTATCAGGGTGACGTAAACATCTAAATTTGATATGGTGCGGGAAAACAGAGGTTTGACATGAACGCTTTAAATCCATTTAGTACGCAGCCATTTTCCGCAGCTACGCACCTTTATGTTTTGGGTGGTCAATCAATTACAACCGCCGCGCCTAGCGTTGCAACTACGGCGATTTCTCAAAATCATGTTCTAGGTGCTGATGGGATTACAACGGGTGCGCCCGTTCTTGATGCAGCTCTAATAGCTGGAAATCAAATTCTTCAACCGCAAGATATAACGGCTGGCGCTCCTGATGTTCCTACGGCAAACATGGCAGAGGATGAAACCTTTGACACGCCAAACCTGTTTACTGGTGCGCCTATTGTTCCTCATATTACTCTTGTTCAAGTTCACATTCTAAACGCAACCGCTATAACAACAGGCGCGGTTTCTATAGGGGAAACAACCCTTGCCCTTACAACCCCGCTTTTAACTGGTGATGTAACAACGGGTGCGCCTACGGTTGGAAATACAGCAATAAATCAAGATCATGTTATTGCGCCTCAAACGATAAGCACGGGGGCCGTATCGGTTGCTTCTGCGGCTATCTCGCAAGTTCATGTTTTAGCGGGTAATGATTTAGATGCGGGTACGCCAGACGTAGGAACCGCAGGGATAACTCAAGTTCATATCTTGAGCGCAACGGGATTTGATGCGGGTGCGCCTAGCGTTGGCTCTACGGAGATAGATCAAGGCCATACAATAACCGCAAGCTCTATAACTACGGGGGCGGCGACTGTTGCAAATACCGTTATAAATCAAACGCATATTTTGACAACGGCAGATGTTTCGACGGGAGCGCCCGTTGTCGATAATTGCGCAATGTCAGAGGAAGAAAGCTTTGACGCGCCCAACCTTGATACTGGTGCGCCCGTTCTTGGAACCGCCACTATAGCGCAAGATCATCAGTTGCTTGGGGCAGATTTAACATCAGGAAGCCCAGTCTTAGGAACGGCATTAATAAATGAAACGCACGTTCTTGTAGGTGAAGGCTTCAATGCGGGCAATCCTATTCTTGGAACGGCGGGTATATCTCAGAACCATGTCATAACGCCGCAAGGCTTTGCGACAGATCCCGTTGATGTCGGGTCTACGCTTATTGAGCAAACGCATATCTTCACAACTGCAGACGTTACAACGGGCGCTCCCAGCGTTCCAGACACCGCGATTGTTCAAGAGCATATCTTTACTACATCAGATATAACAACGGGCGCTCCCGTCATTGATAACGGTATTTTAAATCAAACGCATATCTTAGGCGGTCAGGATATAACCACAGGAGCGCCTAGCGTTCCCCAGATTGATCCAAACTTTATTTATGGGTTCACTACTGCAAACATTACAACGGGCGCTCCTAGCGTACCAAGTACGGCCTTTGCACAGGTGCATATTCTAACGCCAAACAATATTACAACGGGCGCTCCGATTATCCCTGACCTTTTGTTTGATGCGGGAATAGGTAGGTATTCAGATGAAAGGGCGAGCGAGAATATTGTAGTCGAGCCGCTTTCTCAAAATATAGTAATAGAAAGCGGATCTAAAAATTTAGCGATTGTATCGCAAGTAAACGAGGTCAACGAAGCTGCTTAACTTATCTAATGTTTTCGTGTAGAGTGCGGCTAGAAACTAATGGACGCAGCGAATGGCTTTTTACATTAAGCAGAACGATACAGCACCAATCATTCTTGTAACCCTTAAAGATGGCAATGATGCTGTCGTGTCTCTTACTGGCGCAAGCGCAGTTTTTAAAATGCGGGCTGTTGGACAAACTGCGGTTAAAACAAGCGCCGCCGCGATCATTCATAATGCAGATGGCGGTCAGGTAAGATATGAGTGGCAAGCGGCTGACACAGATACAATAGGATCTTATGAGGCAGAGTTCCAAGTAACCTTTACCGACGGAAAGATTGAAACATTCCCAAATTCTGACTTTATCAGGATAACAGTAACGGATGATATATCATGAGTGGATTAGTCGTAGAAACCCAGCCCGCAAGAGAGCCGCTTACTGTTATTGAAACGCGAGATAGCTTGAGGCTCGACGATGATGTAGATGAAACCCTTGTGATGAGCCTTATCATTGCGGCGCGGGAGTGGGCTGAAAATTACACAGGGCGAGCGCTCATAACTCGCACCATGCAGCAATGGATGGATGGGTTCGTTCCTGTTGATATGCCGTTGTGGGAAGGCTGGAAAACTGGCCCTGATATTGTCAATTATCAAAACCACATTGAGTTAGCTCTAGCCCCTGCAATCGCTGTTTCAGATATTAAATATTACAATGATGGTGACGCGGAAGATTTAGAATATGCCGTTACTGTAGCGGGCGGCGTTATTGTAATTGATGGTGCTTCTCAGCCCACCTTAACTCTCAAGCGCGGTTCTACATATAGGTTCAAGCAAGACGATGCGTCAAATTCCAGCCATCCGTTTAAGTTTTCTACAGCGGAGCATGGAACCCACGGCGGCGGGAATGAATACACAACGGGAGTTACATTCAGCGGAACTGCGGGAAGCGCTGGTTCTTATACAGAGATCACCGTTGATGCGAGCGCTCCCGATGCCCTTTATTACTATTGCGGAAATCACAGTAATATGGGCGGGGCTTTGACCATAACGGATCAAGATGTAGAAACCGTTTGGCCCGCTAAGAATTATTATGTCGATACAATCAGGGAGCCAGCCCGCGTTATTCTTAGGGATGGCGGTTCATACCCCACAGAATTACGGGCTGCTAACGCATTAAAGATAACTTACACGGCGGGATATGGCACAACCACTCAAAGCGTCCCAGAGCCTATTAGGATCGCCATGATGCAGTATTGCGCTTTCATGTATGAGCATAGGGGAGATGGTGAAGGAAATTTTGCTCCAATGCCTCCTAAGCTCCTTACGCAGCTTTTGCAGCCATATCAAATAATGCGGTTTAGTTCGACGCCTTATCAGAATGTTATTCGGCAGGGGATTGGATAAATGTCTATCGGTTCTATGCGCTATAGGTTGGAGATCCAATCTCCTACGCGGACATCTGATCAGGGTGGCGGCTCCACAATAGCATGGGCCAGAGTTGCGACTGTATACGCCGACATTGTGGAAAAGAAGTCTGACGAAACGACATTTGCAGATAAGTTGCGTGATAAACTAGAAAGCGTTGTTCGCATTCGATACAGACGGGACGTAACCACGGCAAACAGATTAGTTCAAACCTTTCGCAGGGATGGAGTGCAAACCACTAGAACCTTTACGATTAAGGGTGTTTTAAACGTCGAAAACCGCTTTAAGTTCTTGGAGCTTGACGTTGAGGAAGGGGTAGCTGTTTGAGTATTACAACCCGAGTCACTAGGCAGTCAAGTTACAGGAAAGTTGTGGGCGGGTACAGAACCGCCATTGAGCGCGTTATAGCTTCGTCCATTCAAGACGTAATGAACACGGCGAAGCAAAGCATACAACAACATGGCAGCAGTGATATAACATATCAAAAGTATAATCCAAAGCGAACACACACAGCGTCAGCACCAAAGAACCCACCAAATTCTGACACAGGCTTTCTTGTGTCTAATATTCATGCCGTCATGGACGCGGATAAACTTGGCGGCGCTGTCGAAAGCAGGGCGGACTACTCGGTGTTTCTTGAATTTGGTACAAGCAATATGGAAGAAAGACCGTTCTTGCAGCCCGCGCTTGAGGAAAACAAACCCAAAATACGAGCGAAATTTAAAAAGTTAAGAGCGAGGTTTACATAATGGCTTTGCACTCTTGGAATTTACAGAAGGCAATATATGCAACGCTAAATAGTGCGACGATTACGGGGGCAACGGTTGCAGATGTTCCTGTGTATGATGACGTTCCCGAGGGTACGTCCGCGCCATATATTGCGATAGGAGAAGAAACCGCTATTGATGCAGCGGTAAAAGACAAGGATGCACATGAGCATACCTTAACAGTTCATGTCTGGTCGGAATATCGGGGCAGATATGAAATTAAGCACATTATGGAACAGGTCTATCAAAATCTCCATAATGCTGCTATAACCGTATCAGGCGCTTCTTTGGTGAACCTGCGAAATGAGTTCGTAACAACACTCCAAGAGGCGGATGGTATAACGAGGCACGGGGTCATGAGATTTCGCGCCGTAGTGTTTGACAGTTAAAGGAGAAAGAACATGGCGGCACAAAAAGGCTCCGCAATGCTTTTAAAGATCGACCAAAGCGGGACGAAGACAACAGTCGGCGGGCTACGGTCAACGAGCATCACGTTTAACGATGAGGCCGTAGATATTACGAACAAGGATAGCTTGGGGATGCGTACCCTTCTGGCGGGCGGAGGAACGCAGTCAGTGAGCATTTCGGGTTCTGGCGTGTTCACCGATAGCACAACGGAACAAGCGGTTAGGACGGCTTATTTCGCTCAGGCGAATACATCCGATGGATCTGCTGCGCAGACCGCCGCGTTTGATAGCTTTCAAGTTATTGTTCCTGATCTAGGAACATTTACAGGAACCTTTATGATTTCAACAATGGGTTACTCGGGAGAGTTCAACGGAGAGGTTACCTATGACCTTACCCTTGAAAGCTCTGGCTATGTAACCTTCGCGTGATCATAAATGTCTTGGGTCCGTGCTGAAATAGAGGTTGATGGTTCAACCGTCTCGGGTTGGGCCAAAGAAAACCAAGAGTTCACGATACCTTTTTCTCCTGACTTTGGGGCGGGTAGCCGCTTCAAGGTTGGAGGAAAGGCATTCGTGTCTGTCACGGTGACAAACGTGGCGGGGCGTAGTGAGCAACTTGTAATAAGTGGAAAGGAAGTAAACGATGACAAACCCAAAGAGGGGGGAGCTAAAGCTAAAGCTCGGAGAGAAAAGCTATGACTGCAAGCTTAACATGGATGTTCTTGTCCGTATTGAGCAGAATTTAGGCGGCTCTCTTTTAAGGTTGGCTAACAAAATGCAAGAGGCAGATATAAGCGGGTTGCAAATGGTTTCCATATTAACGCCAGTCCTAAGGTCAAGCGGAGAGGATCTTAAAGATTCAGACGTTAAAAGAATTATATGGGATGCTGGCGTTACTTCGACAATTACAGCATGTGCAGAAATAATAGCTTTTATCGTTGGTGGTAATGAGGGTGACGAGGGAAACGGAAAGTCGGGGGACAGCTTGTAGAGGATTTCCCTTGGGATGATTGGCTGCGTTTGGCCCTTGGCAAAATGCGGATGTCATCTCAGGAATTTTGGAACCTCTCTATGCAAGAGTTTTTGCTTGCTGTAGATGGCTTTGTTGAATTTCATTCTGACGGAAAACCCCCGCCGTTGATGAAGAATGAATTAGACGAATTGATGGAGAGGTATCCAGACTAATGGCTGTTACTGTTGATGAGTTAGTTGTCCGAATTAAAGCGGATATGTCTCAGCTCCAAAAAGAGCTTAAGAAGATTGAGGGCAATGTATCCAAGTCAACGGATAAGATGCAGTCAAGCTTTCGGAGGCTCGGGGCTACCTTAGCAGCGGTTGGCGGGGCAGCTTTAGGTGTTCAGTTTACAAGAGGTATTATTCAAACAGGCGTTGCTGTTGATACCCTTGAGCTAAAAATGAATACGCTTTTCGGGTCTGTCGAAGATGGCGCAAAAGCATTTGATGCACTTGATAGCTTTGCAAGTAAAGTTCCCTTTTCTTTAGCTGAAATTTCTGCGGGCGCGGGTCCGCTTGCTGTTGTCGCAAATGATGTCGATGACATGAACCAACTTTTGCAAATAACGGGTAACATTGCGGCGCTAACTGGTAGGCCATTCAACGAAATGGCGGGCCAAATACAGAGAGCTATGGCGGGGGGGATAAATAGCGCCGAGCTATTGAGAGATGACGGCATTAAGGCAATGCTTGGCTTTGAGGATGGGGTCACGCATTCTGTTGCTGAAACGGTAAAACGACTGCAAGACGGATTTGGCGTTGGCGGTGAATTTGACGGCATTATGGACAAGATGGCGAAAACCGCAAGCGGCGCAATGTCTATGGTTGGTGACGCATTTTTCCAAATGCAAAAAGCAATATTTAAGGCGGGCGTATCTGATGCGGTAATTAAAATCTCGGCAGCGTTAAGAAGCTTTCTTCAAGCCTTAACGCCCATTCTTGTTCAAGTTGCTAAATTTGCAAATGTTCTTGCGAGTGTTCTCGCGCCCGCCTTGCAATTGTTGGCTGATAACTTGCAGCTTGTCACAATATTCCTTGGGTTACTTCTAGCAAAAATGGTTGCTGTTCGGATCGCTTCTCTTGCGGGCGCTGCTGCAACGGCGGTTTATGGCGCGGCTAATGCGGCTCTAGCCGCTCATACTGCGCTAGCGACTACTGCCCTTACGGGAGCGCAAAAAGCAATCGTCTTAATGATTGCGGGGGTAAAGGGTTTAGGCGTGGCCTTGGCAACAGTTGGTAAAATCTTAATGAGGTTTTTACCTTTCGCGGTTCTAGCGGGTTTAGCTTATGCGGTTCAACTTACAATACAATTTGTAAAGGGGGCGGGCAGTTTATCGGATGCGCTAAAGCTAACAAAAGATGTAATTGTTGCTTTTGTTGATATTTCAATCGCTAAGTTCGATAAATTCATAAAGAATATTAGAAAATTTGGGCAAGGCATAAAGGCGTTTTTTGCAAGCTTAATGA